AGGAACATTTACTAAATCAGAAGCTTCTACTAGTATATTTTTATTCTTATAATTCCAACCTTTATTTTGAGCAACTGACATATTATAACCAAAACCTTTTTTAAAGTCAAATTTGCCTATAGTACCTCCATCATAAACATCATTTATAACTCTTTGAACCTTCTTGTAATCTCTACTAACATATGTCATAACAGGAGCATAACCTGCTGTATAATCAGCAGACATGATTACATTTGTTATTTTTAAACCATCTGGAGTTAACTCTGCTCTAGGCTGAAAGCCAAATCTTCCATAATATTGTTTTATTTCTTCAGGAGACCAGCTTTTAAATTTCTTATCTCTTTTCATTGCTGATAAAGTAATTTCTTCAATTTCTTTATTAATTATATTTTTCAACTTAGTCATAGACATGCCAGTTTTTTTAGCATTAGCAATAATATAATTTATAGTTCCAAGCATATCATTATGAAACATATCTTGTAAATAAGTTCCACTTTTTTGAGTCGCTATAACAGGATTTATTGTACGAGGAAGTTTGTCTAATCTTTGAAGATTTACAATGTCATTTTTTACATTTGTAGGAAGTTTACTTTCTCTTAAAAATACATCTTCAAGATTTTTGATAAGGCCGCCTTTACCTGATTGATAATCTGCTTTAAACTGTCCATGTAATTGCTCTTTAATCTGTTTCATAGCATGATTATGCATTCTAATATCACCTTTGTCAATAGAATTTTTAGCAACTTTAGACCATTTATTAATAACATCGTAAGTAGCTTTACTTATACCTGTTGTTTGATTAAGATAGGCTAATTTAGGGTCTAAAAATTGCCAAACCCAACTTTTCCCTGCACTAGTAATTAATTTAAGATTTTCTTTTCTTGCATAATCAGCAACTTCATTTAATTGCAATGAACCTTGATTAACTAATTGCCTTGCTTTATAATAAGTATCAGAATATATAGTAATATTACTTTTTATATTAGCTAAACTTCTAGCACTATAAGGTATATTTTTTTCAACTGTTTCGCCAAATATAGGGTCTAAAGCTTCTCTTATACCAGCCATTACACCTCTATTAACATCACTAGAATTTACATCATCTTGTAAAGAAGCTATATCCTCTAAGCCAAACACTTTTTGAACTTGTTGACTAGCTACTTTACCAGATTTGTCTCCAGCAACACGAGATGCAAAATCATCTGAAAAGTTAAATAGCTTTAAAGCTTTATTTATTAATTCTGCCTTTTTAATCATCTTCTGCCGCGTATTTTGATAGTTGTATTAATGGTAATCCAGTAGTTTTTTCAACAGTTCTCATAGGATTATGAATTAACCCTTGCTCAGGATGCAATACAT